ATCATTGTTTGATGTAGCAAATGCAGAACCACAGTTACCATTTTTTAGTGCTGGAGTAAGTGGTAGTACAGACCCTTTTTATGGTAATGTAACTGTAGCTACTGTAGCAGGACAAAGATGGTACACATTAAAAGCTAGTAGTTCTAGTATAACTTCAGATTATGCTGCAGTTGATTGGGATGATTTTTATATTACTACTATTAATGTTAGTGGTGAGTCAGCTCCATATACATCTACAGGATTAAAATTTTTAACACTAGCAGATTGGAAAAGATATTATAGGGATGCAGAGAATGCAGATGATGCTGATACACAATCTTATGGTGAACCTAGATATGTATACAAAAGTCCAGACCATAGAAAGTTTGGATTAAGTCCTATGCCTGATAAAGTTTATAATGTGCATTTTTATGCCTTTGAAAAACCAACAGCTTTATCAGCATATAATGATACTATACCAATGCCAGAACAATATAGCAATGTATTAACAGCTCGAACTAGATATTATGTACATCAGTTCAAAGAAAATATACAACAAGCTGCTATGGCATTAGATGATTATAGAAAAGCTTTACGTCATATGAAAAGTAATTTAATTAATCCACAGCCAAAGTATATGACAGATGATAGGAGATATTTCTAATGGCAGCATCCATGCCATTTTCAGTACCACTACAAGGTGGTCTTAATAAATCTACTAACTCGTTAGCATTATTAAGAACTCCCGGAGTTGCAACAAAGTTAAGAAACTTTGAGGTATCTATCGAAGGTGGTTACAGAAGAATAAACGGTTATACATTATTTGGTGGTGGTAGTTCTGTTAGACCTAATACTACTGAAGATATAGAAGGTTTAGCAGTTTATGCAGATGGTGCTATAGTTATTGCTGGTAATGATATATTTTTTAGTCAAGATGGTACAAGTTATCTACAAATAAATAAAGCTAGTGTAGATGCATCTGGTGATAATTTTAGTACTTTTTCAGGTCGTAGTGAGTTATCATTAACTAATTTAGACCAATGTGAGTTTGCATTATTTGAAGGTACTACAGATTATGGTGAATTAGTTATAACAGATAAGAGTGGTAATAATAAACCTTTCTTATTTAAAATGACAGGTACATCTTCAGTATTAAGTTCAAGAACATTTTTTGTTAGTCAAATAACAATTAGTGGTTCTAAGACAGCAAAGTTTTGTACTATCCATGATAATCATTTAGTAGTTTCAGGAGATACAAGTTCTCCTAATACAATATATTATAGTGCAACAAATGATATTGATGATTTTTCCGGTACAGGGTCAGGAGCAATAACATTAGAAGATAAAGTAGTAGGACTAAAAAGTTTTCGTAATGAATTATTTATATTTTGTCAAAACTCTATATTTAAATTAATTAATATAAATAACTCATCTACAGTGGCAGTAGTTCCAGTTACTAAAAACGTAGGGTGTGTTGATGGACAAACTATTCAAGAAATTGCTGGTGACTTAATATTCTTAGCACCAGATGGTTTTAGAACAGTTGCAGGTACAGCAAGAATTGGTGATGTTGAGTTAGGAACTATTAGTCAAGCTATACAGCCAATTATAAATAAAATTGTTGCAGCTTCTAATACATTACAATTTAGTAGTGTTGTTATTAGAGATAAATCACAATATAGAATGTTTTATAGTACTTCTAGTGATACAGCAGCAACATCAAAAGGAATTATAGGAACATTAAGACCTAATGGTTTTGAATGGTCAGAAACATTAGGCATACAAGCTCCAGCTATTACATCAGGATTTGATAGTAATGGAGTAGAACAATTTTATCATGGTGATAGAAATGGTTATGTTTATAATCACGATACAGGTAATGCTTTTAATCCAGCAGGAACAAGTACAAATATAGAAGCAGAGTATCAATCACCAGATTTTGATTATGGAGATTTAGGTACATTAAAAACTTTGGATTATGCAAAGATTGCCTTTACTCCAGAAGGTGATGCACAACCAACACTTAGAATTAGATTTGACTATGACAGTTTAAATACCCCACAACCTGCTGACATAGTATTAAACTCTATACCAGAACCAGCTCTTTTTGGTTTAGCTATATTTAACTCACAAAAATTTGGAGCATCTGAACAGCCTTTAGTAAGACAAAGTTTAACAGGTAGTGGACACAGTAACTTTTTTAAAATTTTTAGTGCAGATACAAATGCACCATATGCAATTAATGGACTATATATAACATATAGACCTTCAGGAAGACAATAGGAGATATAAAAGATGGCAGGATATACTAGACAGAGTTCATTTAGTGATGGCGATACCATTACTGCTTCACTTTTTAATAATGAATATAATCAATTAGTAAATGCTTTTAACGTAAGTTCAGGACATACACATGATGGTAGTACAACTGGTGATGGTGGTCCTATATCTACATTATTTAGTAATACTTTAACTTTTGGTACAAATGCTGAAAGTGATATTAGTATTACTTTTAATGCTACAACTCACGATGGAGTATTGACATGGAAAGAAGATGAAGATTACTTTGAGTTCTCTGATGACTTATTAATTGCAACAACAGAAAAAATACAATTTAGAGATACAGCTATATACATTAATTCTAGTACTGATGGACAATTAGACTTAGTAGCTGATACAGAAATACAAATCGCAGCAACAACTATAGATATAAATGGTAATGCTGATATATCTGGTAACTTAGGTATAGGTGGTAATTTAACAGTCACAGGTACTACTACATTTAATGGTGGTACAATTACTATGGGTGATGCAGCTACTGACAACGTAGTCTTTGGAGCTGACGTAGATTCAAACATTATTCCAGATGATGATAATACTTATGACCTAGGTAGTTCTTCACAGGAATGGAAAGACTTATATGTTGATGGTATTGCATACTTAGATGGTATTAACTTTAATGGCACAGCAATTACTTCAACTGCTGCTGAACTAAATATTTTAGATGGAGTAACATCCACAGCAGCAGAATTAAATATTTTAGATGGAGTTACAAGTACAACAGCAGAACTAAACATCTTAGATGGTGTTACAGCTAGTGCAACTGATATTAATTTAATAGATGGTATAACAAATGGAACAGTAATAGCAAGTAAAGCTATTATAACAGACTCAAACAAAGACATTACTGGTGGTAGAAACATTACTATTAGTGGTCAACTTGCAGCAGCTACATTAGATATTAGTGGTGATGTAGATGTTGATGGTACACTAGAAGCTGATGCAATTACAGTAAATGGTACAACCCTAGCAGAAACAATTAGTGATACTGTAGGAGCTATGGTAACTTCTAATACAGAAACAGGAGTTACAGTTACTTATGATGATAGTGATAATACATTAGACTTTGTTATCGGTACACTCAACCAAGATACTACAGGAACAGCAGCTACAGTTACAGGTGCAGCACAGACTAATATTACAAGTCTTGGAACGCTTACAGGTTTAACTATTGATGGAGATGTAACTTTTACAGGAAGTAGTAGTAATATTGTATTTGATAAATCAGATAATGCATTAGAGTTTCCAGATGATGCTCAAGCTAAATTTGGTACAGGTAATGATTTAGTAATAGACCATAATTCAGCAAATACTGTAAGCAGAATTATTGATAATTCAGGAACTCTTAATATTCAACAAAGTAGTGATGACGGACAAATTAGATTTCAATGTGATGATGGTTCTGGTGGTGTTACAACTTATTATCAAATATCCGGTTCAGGTGAAACCAATATATTCTTAAAGGACATAAAACTTGGAGACAGTATAAAAGCTAATTTTGGTGCAAGTAATGATTTACAAATATTTCATGATGGAACAACAAGTAATATAAAAGATAATGGAACAGGAATATTACAGCTTACAACTAATGGTGATGCTGTTCAAATTTATGACTCAGCAAATAGTACTACCATGGCTAGATTTACTACAGGTGGAGCAGTAACTTTAAATCATGCTGGGACTTTAAGATTTCAAACATTAAATACAGGTGTTAGAACTACAGGAGTATTACAAGCACAAAATGAAACTGCATTTAGTACCACAGCTAACTCGCCTAATGCATCTATTATTGTAGGTAATGAAGGTTCTAGTACTGCTAACGGAAACTATAAAGGTGCTTTAGGTTTTTCAACAGGGAGTGGTTCTAGCCAGATTCGTTCTGCTGTTGTCGCAAAACAAACACATACTTCTGCAAATAGACAAGGATTAGCTTTCTTAGTTCATCCAGATACATCTGCAGGAACTTTAAATGAAGCATTTGTTTTAAATCATGATAGTTCTGCAACTTTTGGAGCAGGTGTATCAGTTTCAGGAACACTAACTGCAACTACACTAGCAGGAACTTTATCAACAGCAGCACAAACAAATATAACAAGTGTTGGAACGCTTACAACTCTTACAGTAGATGACATAACTATTGATGGCTCTACTATTTCTGATGCAGGTAATTTAACACTTGATTCAGGTGGTGATATTACTCTTGATGTTGACGGAGCTGACATAATACTTGCAGATGACGGAACACAATTTGGACAAATAAAAAATGCT